ATCTACTCCTAAACCACTAGCTTGTCCCCAAGGTACGAAGTTGGTTGCGTCTTTAACAGTAGATCCATCCGCATGAGTTGCATCAGTGGTTCCTTGTGCGCCTCTACCTAAAGTTTGCAAAACATTTCCTGCCTTATTGGCGTAAGTGATTAATTCTGTACCTATTAAAACAGTACCAGAAGTAGGAAATAAAGTTGCATTTGTTAAAGTTACAGAAGTAGTATGACCAGCTGCTAATGTACCACCATTATTCATGGTTGTCGTAGCAGGATTAAGAGTTGTACCACCGTAATAACCTGTACCAAAACCAAAACCAGGAACCTGTGTTGTATTACCTACAACATAATAAAAATCTAAGGTCGCAGATCCTGTGGTCGTAAATGCTGTAGATGCTCCTTCATTTGAAGGCATTTGAATAGTAAATGTGCTTGTCGTAGGAGTTGTTTTTACTTCAAATGTAGTAGTAAAACTTGCTGCTGTAAATGCTGATGTTCCAGGAATACTGCTTACATTAGAAAATACTACTAAATCTCCAACATTTAATCCTGTGGTAGATGGACATGTAACTGTCACAATATTTGAACTATTTGTTGTGGTAAAACAACTTGTTAAAGATTGTTGTCTCGATGCATCTAAAGGATGAATATCATAAAAAGCACCTTCGTAATAAATATATAAAATTTTATTTGTACCAATAGCTGCGTATCTATTGCCTATAAGATCAAACCAAGTATGTTGATCTCTGGCTGCACCAACTAAAGTAGTGCTTCCTAGTTGCTCCCAACCACCAATTTTTTCTGGTAATCCATATCTAAAACGAACATACTGACCGTCAATCCAACGACCTTCTGCCCCTGTTTCAGTAACTTGTTTATCAAATCCTGGTATCAATTGTACTTTTGCTAATGCCATAGCCTATTATACAATATATTTTTTATTGTTTAAACCCTTTGAACCAAGCTGGAACACCTAATAATGGCCTTTTATCCAAATAATTTTCTTTAGCAGTTTTAGAGGATGATTTATTATAATGTAAAAATACTTGGCCACAATCATCTCCATTAAATTCTTCTCTCCAATGTTCTAAATCACATCCAGAGTAAATTAACATATCGCCAGGTTTTAAATCTACCTTAATACCTGCTTGACCTTTTTTACCAGTTGGATCTAAATATATTGGCCATGAATCTCCACCTAAATTTAAAGTTGTAGATATTTCACAAGAATACCTATCTTTATGTCTAGCTAATACATCACCTTTTTTATAAATTCTAGCGTATGAATATGTTTCAGATAATTTTAACCCTGTGTGTTTTTCCATTACAGGTTTTACTTCTTTCAATAATGTTTCCATAGCTATATCAGCATAATGAGAATATGTATTTGGAACTTGTTCATCATTCCATATACCCCAATAATCTGTAAACGGTGAAATATATCTTTGATCAAATAAAAATCTAGCAACATTTTTTTTATTTTGAAAATATTTATATACAAACTCTGCTAGCTCCTTTGAAATTGCATTTTTTAAAACGCTATATTTATTTTTTTTGAACGACATTCAAAACTCCTTTCGGTATTGCCTGGCAGTTCCAATGTATAAATCTAAATGGTTCATAACCCATATCAACTATGTATTGATGTGGCATATACGATGGAAAAAAAATCATTCTACCTGGTTTAACTTTAAAATTAATTTGAGAGGTTGCGTAAGTTACTTTTGTTTTATCTTTCTCTGGTAATAAATTCATTATGTTCCCCGGTCGCGGGTCCTCGAACAAAGGTAATGAAGTAGCTTCACTTGCTTTAAGAAAATAAAATCCTGATATATGTCCATTCCAATGAGTATGTAAAGTATGATGTCCCGCTCCTTGTTTAGCAAATTCTTGCACCCACATTTCTGTCGTAAATAATTGATAGTTTGTTAAATCAAAACCCATCTCATTTAATAAATTGTGTGCAGTTGCTCCTATGTAGTTTTGTAAATCTTTAAATTTGGGATCGCCAATCAAAGATGTTGAATGAAACACATGACCCATATCTCCCTTGTTACCAAATTTTTTATTACGTTCATCAATTGATTTTTTTAAATTTTTTTGCGAAGCTTTTATATAAGAGTCAGATGCCTTATTTAATTTATTTACAAATTTTGGTTGATCTGCATGCCATATAGGACATTTAAAATATTCTTCTACAATTAATTCTTTCGGAAATGTCATACTCATTTATAAGGCCAACCTAAATTCCATATTACTAAACTATGTCTTGTTCCTTTTTTAACTGGACATACTCTATGCCATACAAAACCAGGAAATACAACTAAAGATCCTTTAGGTAATATTTCTTTACATTTAACAGGTTTTCTAGGTTTATCAGGATCAAGATTTCTAAAATCAAACTCTAGTTCACCACCTTTATAATCTTTTGGATCTGATAATGTAACCGTCACAGATAATTTTCTTATCTTACCATTTGATGGATCTCCTTGTTGTCTTTGATAAGGTCTATCCCAACCATCACAATGCCAGTCATAAAACTGACCTTTTTCATATTTTGTAAATTGACATGACTCCGAAAAGTCCCATTGAAAATTCCAACCTGCGTTTGCATTTGCTTGATGAACATACGGTTGTATTTCTTTATAAATCCATCTATCACTCATCCAAACGATATTAGAATCTCTTTTTTGTTTTAAATCTTTTGTTTGTTTTTGATTTAATTTTTTTGCATCACCAAAACCACCAGTCACTGCCATTTGATCTTGTAGTTGTTTTCCATAACGAACAATATCATCACAGATACGTGAAGGAATTGCGGATTGAAAATACCAATAATAATTTGAAAGTTGCACTAATAATAAATTATCAATTTTTATGAAACTGTCAATGTTCCAGAAACTGTAAATGTAGCTATTTTATCTCCACCAGGATGAGCTGCAGTTGCATTTGTACAAGGAGTAACTGCAAATGTTAAAGCACTTGGTCCTCTAACAATAACAACTCCAGGACCTCCGGTTCCACCAGATGCATTCCAACCACCACCACCGCCACCACCAGTGTTATCTGTACCGTTTGTTCCACCTGGAACACCACCAGCTCCACCACCGCCTGATCCTCCAGCCGCACCACTACTATTACCAGTTCCTCCACCACCACCTGCAAAAGTAGTTACAGAAAAAGGTGTTCCGCATGCATTGATTGTATTTGGTGCACCAGCTCCTCCTGCTCCACCATTACCACCAGGTCCAGTAGCTCCTGACCCTGTAGCTCCACCACCTCCACCAGAACCATAAGGTGATCCTGCAGGTCCACCTGGATTTCCTTGTGGTGGACTAAATGGAGGAGTATTACCAGCTCCAATTCTATTAGGATGGGCATTACTATCTCCACCTCCTGATCCACCATCTCTTCTAGCAACAGTGCAGGCAGATTTATTTGAAGAGGCTCCACCAGCACCACCACCTGTAGCAGTGATCATAGTAATCCCCTCTGTTCCACCTGGATTTAAAATACTGTCATTACCTTTGACGTTAGTTGGAGATCCTGCTCCAATAGTAATATCATGACTTGATCCTTTAAATAATGTTATTCCACCAGGAAATTGTAATGGGCTTGGACCATAACCAGAAGCACGATAACCTCCGGCTCCACCGCCACCTCCGCCGCCACCGCCGCCACCACCGCCGACTACTAAGAAATTTATACCTGGAAAGGCTACACTACCATCAGGCCATGTTCCTTGACTTTGTGCTTGAAATTGACTTTGCATTGACCACACACCACTTGCTTTATTTAATTCTTTTACGACCACGATTCCTTTACCACCCGAACCTCCTGCGTTTGCTCCAGGTGCTCCAGTTCCTCCACCACCACCGCCAGTGTTTTCTGTTCCTGCTTCACCATTACCAGGTCCAGAAAGTCTTGCTTGTCCACCACCACCTGCTCCACCTGTTCCTTGAGTTCCACATCTTACTGCTCCACCACCGCCACCTGCAAATACTGAACATGTAGGTCCGATGTTTCCTATGTAAGGACTAAAATCTGTTCCAGCTCCACCTGGACCACCTGTATTAGTTGGAGGGTTTCCTGCTGTACCTGCACCACTTGCACCACCACCTCCACCACCTGTTAAAGCGGGAGGAGCTGCATCATTTCCTCTTCCACCTGGATTACCTTGTCCACAAATTCCTGTTCCAAAATTAGGTGTTGGGTTAGGTGTAGCAGAAGATCCACCACCACCTGATCCACCATTAGCTCCTGTAGTTGTTCCTGGAGGTCCACCACCTCCACCTCCACCACCACAAACTGTGGTAGGGTTAGATGAAAAACCTGCAACAGAGTTACTTCCTGCCGTACCTTGTCCACCCGCAGAAGCTCCAGGACCACCTCCTCCAACTGTCATTGGATAAGCTGTATTACCACAAACTGAAATACAAGTAATTACCTTGGCTCCACCTGCTCCACCTCCACCTGAAACGTGATCAGGTGATGAAGGTGCACCACCGCCACCACCTCCTCCTGCTACTACAACTGTGGTTACAAATCGTGTACCAGGTTGTGTGGTTATGTTACCAGATGATGTTTTGGATGTAACTTTATTTTTTCCGAAAGATGTTACGTTTGTTGGTCCAATTATTCCGCCATTGCCAGCCATAATTTAAACCCCCTAATCGTCTATGACTTCATATGATATGAATAAATCTAAATCTGATGCTACACTTGCGCCACCTTTAAGTACATCTGCTTCCATTAAATATATCGGAGTATCCAATAAAACTAATGTAGCATCCGCTGGTACTGAAACTGTTTTTGCTAGAAAAAAAGTTCCTGAAGTGTCGAAGTCAGTAACACCTGCCGATGTGAAGTTAGCTTTTGTTATTGATAATGATACATCTGCTGCGTTTGTTCCGTCAACGTTTGCACATGTAATTCTATTAATTTTTAAAAGTTTACCTGATGATACAGTTAACAAAGTCGTAGTTGTAGTGGCTGTTAAATTATACCCTACCGACTCACCGTTAATTGTTGCTACTGATACTATATTTGGATTTGCCATAATTTATTCCTTTTATCCGAAAACAATCGCCATTGCAATTGCTTTTCCTGTTGTTATACCGAAAGTTGATGTTGCTGTAAACCCTAAAGTTCCTGATCCATCAGTTGTTACTAAAGCTGTTCCTGAAGCACCTACAGCTGCCGGAAGCGTCATTGTATAAGAAGTAGCTGTTCCAGCTGATTTTAAACCTACATATTCTCCACCCGAAGTATCAGCTAATCTTAATTCTTTTTGTGAACCAATTGTTAAAGCTGTTCCAGCTGTCCAAGTTAGATTTGCATCTCCATCAAAAGCTCCTGAATTATTAAATTGAACCTGAGTTGTAGAACCACCAGGGGTTGCCACTGTATCTATTTCTATTTCTTTTACATCTGGATTAGTGCCATCATTCGCTGAAGCAGAAATCATTTTCCAACCTTTATTACTAGCAGTCCAAGTTACACTATCACCTGAACCGGAAGCATATTTTAATTGGACTGTGTGTGAACCCGATGTACTATTTTTTATAAAATAAACA